TTAAGAACTGCGTCGTTGGGTAGGTTTTGATTTTTTTGAATCCATTTGCTTCGCTTTATCTTTTATTTGAGAAAAGGAAGTTTCTATCGGGCGTCTAATCCAAAAACCATCATCGATTGTAATCTCTTGATAAGGAAATTCGCAAATTATTTCGAACAAATCAAGAGATCCGACTAACGATATAAAATCGCTTGATCGTTCGTGCTCCTCGATATCGGTTTTAGTATTATTTAAATTTACGAGACCAACGCAAAACCCCATAAGATTAAAGACGCCTTTGCCAAACAGAAAACAGCCTAATGTCATTATTTTGGCCGGTGAGAACAGGATACAACCCAATACATTTATACTGCAAATTACCCGGCGAAGGCCACTTGTAATCCAAAACGCCTACAAGGCCCCAAGGAATTAAAATCTCAAAAGTATCACGTATTAATTTATTGAGATTGGGCAAAAATACCTTGCCCGGAGTATAGTTATCGGCATGGAATTCGGAGTAAGGTCGGTCGATAATAGCGGCTTTTGGGCGGGGGAATATTAAAGTTGTCGCCTGCTTGTCGCCACTGTTAAATAAAGATGGATCAACTAAAGGGGAGAAATAAATTTTGTCGCCTTTAGCCTCAACCCTGTCGCATATCTTGCGTACGTCACAAAGAATATTAGGATTACATTCAGGGTCTAAATCAACAGTAATATCATTTTTGCCAAATCCGGTAAGAGTAATTCCGCCTTTGACTCCGTTATAATCTGCTGCTTTGCCTCCTGGGATATGTAGGATTGTCGCCTCGGTGTCACCGCCCAACCAGTAGAGGGCGAATGCGCTCTAATAGCCCAGAGGGATAAGCGCCATAGTATTTAGTTTTTGAACGTGCTAAAATCATTGAGTCGCCAGTCGGACAATTATCCTGATTATCGCCTAAAATAATCGTGCTACCAATCGGGCGAAAAGTCATAAATTATCCTTGTTTAATATGATTAAACATAAGGCATTATTGATTGTATGCGCCGTTAATGGATAAGATAATGCGCCAGAAGGCGGAGGCGCCGGTTCGCGGATGTCAATGTAACATTCGAGGTCAAGGTCGTATTGCTCAAAAGTGATTTCGTCCTCCTTTATTTTTAATTGAATCTTTTTGTCGATTATGATCGGAAACGCCTTTTCATAGAGCGTTCCGGTCCAATGGGGATCGATCGAGAAGTGAGGTAATTGGTTATGTATATTCTTCAGATCGATCGCAAGATTAAAAACTCCTTCGGCTATAAGTTCGTTTGTTAACATTTCTTCTGAAATCATAAACTATTCCTTTTTATTACATTTATTTAATGTCTGCTGGCTTGTTGCGATCATAGGACTCGATCATTGCTATAGCAACAGCCGCAACCTGAATAAGCTCCTTTCTGTATTCCGAATAATCTTTTATTCCCCCACTAAAATATGATTCCAATGCTGCTTTGTTTACCTCGCCAACCTCCTCCCCGAGGATTGGAATCCATTCTATAGGTCTGTGATTTTGTTCCCCCCATCTTGAATCTTGGCGATCTCGTTCTTGGTTAATTTCGCTTAATATTTTTTCTCGGGATAAAATTTTCAAAGCTATCTCCTTATATAGTAAAAATTCTTAGAGCATAAACGGACAAAAGTAACCCGATCAAGGAGCCACAACCGGCACCGAGTGCATACGTTATTCGATCTTGCATTATTCCGAATGCGATCCTTTGGACGTTCCAGGTCCAAACAAAAGAAATCAGGCCGCCGACGAAAAAAACTGGAATGTATTGTTCTCGGCTGATTAAATAAGAATTTACGGCAACTAGGAAAACCTGGAGGAAGCCAGTCATAAATAATCCGATTTTTGAACCTTTATTTCTATTTTCTGATTTTTTGGCGGATTTCGTTTGTTCTGGGATTTGCATTATTTTTTTTGATCCTGTAGATAGTCTCCGAAATTTAAAAAAGGGTCCTTCTGTTTTTTTGAGGGGGGGGGGGGTAGCTGTCCGTAACTTTTACCCAGTTCGTATGCTGGTCCTGTACCTGTTTCCCTAAGACCTCCGCGCGCCTCTATGTAACCCGTAAGAAAATTTAATTGATCAACCTTTGATTCGAAAGTTAAGGAGAGTTGCTCGGCTCTATTTAAATTTATATGCATAATGTAATATTTTAATATTTTAATTTTACTTTATTTCCGGATTCGACGAAATATAAAAATAAGCGCCATTGCAAAAAGACCAAAGATTACCCAAATGATCGAAGTCCAAAAGGCCGTATAAACAAGAATCAAGATAATTACATCCAAGTGCTTTTTCCTTGCGATTGGCATCTCGGATTAGTTTCGACCAATTTTTTTATGGCTGCGCGCTCCGTCGCAAGTGGGCGCCTAAGCGTTTGTCCTGGAACCATTTTTGTTAATCCTCTTTTTTAGTTGTTTATAATATTCTTCCATCCTTGGCGTCCTTATAAAGTCCGGAAGTTTAACCCATTTTTTAGGAGTCCAACCGCGACGTAGGAAATCTTCGCAGTGGTTAATCCATTTTGTCTCAGCGACCTCAATAGGCTCATAATTATTATCCATAACATAAAACCAAAGTGCCCAAGTATCGCGGCGGAAGGGTTCGCCGTAATACCCTTAAAGACCGGGCCAGCCTTTTTGATAGAGAGGTAACACGGGAAGGACTCTCTACACATTGCTTATTAGGCACGCTCAAGCCTCGACCTTCGAGGGTTCAGCGTGCCTCGTGTTATGTTTTTTAACTTTGAATCCGGATAAGGATGCGCCTGTTTTTAAGGTATCCTTAATAAACTGTTCCATGTTTTTGAGGGTTGCGGCGCCATAGAGAACGTGGACTGAGGTGCAAAAATCGTCTACCTCTGAGTCTATTAAAATTATCTTAATTGTTAATTTGCTTCGCTGCATACTAAATCCTCGATTTTGTCTAACGCAAGTTGCGATAGGTTATAAATCTCGTCCACGTTAGGGCTTGCATTATCATCAGACGCGGCCAGATCGTTAATCTCCGTAAGCGTATCTTTTAACCAGTTGGGAAGAATCATCTATTATCTCTCTTAATATTAAGTTTGTAGCGTCGCCCTCGACCAGTGCCAGAGGGTATTAAAATGCCAGCAGCGGACATTTTGCGTAAATGATAGGAGACGGAGCGAAGCGGAATTCCAAGCATGCGAGATAGTTCGCCTCTGGATCGATCCCGATCGGGTCTTTTTAAAAACGAATTCAAAATTTTTAGATCCGATGTCATAGTTTTCCATCATTCCGAATCCCTGGCTATATCGGTCTCAGGGAGTTCCATTCGCAAAACGTAATTTATATTTGTATTGTAGAAACGAGTTGCTCCAACCTTTTTTAGCTCTGCATTTGTCCAGTTTTTCAGAGCCGCCTTTTTAATAGTTTTTTTGATTTGGATTACGTTGGGCGCTCGATCGGAATAATATTTTTCAACCAAATCGACTGTATACGGTGGTAAGGTTTTTGATTTTTCGTCCGTAATTTCAATTTCCTGTGAATCGATTCTTTTGATTGTCGCAAAAGGTAACTCAACGGTTTTTTTGTGAACGAATATTATATCTTTGTTATTTAGAATATATTCACGAACTTGTTTATCTAAATTTTCTTTTTCAAAAACTAATTCTCGTTCCGTGTCTATAAATCTAGAGCGAACAGACTCGACCTCTGTGTTTTTGTCTCCGTCGATGCGTTTTAGATCGGATTCGATCTCAATTAATCTTTGAAGTCGTTTATTAAGATCTTCTAATGTTTTAGGCGGTTGGGTTGAACTCATCGATAGTCTCCTTATTGATTTTTAATCTACTCGCTCGTTCGTTGCCGACTAATAGCAGTTTACGTTTTCCTTTTGGAATCCTTGCTCCCTTTTTTTCGATCGCCTCAATAACAAGGAGCGACTTAGATCCTGGGATTAATCTGATTGTTTTGTTGTAATCGGAGACACTAAAACCGTTAGCAGTGCAAAATAGACTCATATGGCTATATAATTTGTCTATATGCGCCTTTAGTTTTTTTTCAGCGACCTCCGAAAGTAATCTCGTTTCGGTTTTTTTACTCATTTGTAAATCCTATATATTATAATTACTGCAATGGTTAGATAAAATAATGTATTAAATAAATCTTAAGTATCCATATCCCGAGACATATAAAACACTGTTGCCCAAACAATAGCAGCAAAGATGATTATAATAACCTGTAAAAAAAGATACCCTGTCATAGCTTTACGACTCCGCCAAGTGGGTTAATAGAACCCTGTGACGATGAGGGGTTATAACGATCAATGAGGCGACGTAGTCTTAAGGCTTGTTTCTTCGCGTCAGACCGATTCATGCAAAGCTCATCACCGTCGCCATCTTTTTGAAAAAACAGATCTGAATGTTCTATGGTTTGTTTAAGCACATCTGAAAAGATCATATATCGGCCTCTATCCAAACTTGTTTGTTGTTCCAGATTTTAACAGCGTCCGCAATTGATTCGCGCGATATTGTAGTGACGCGGCAAAAGTGGCACCTGACAGCATAGGCCTTGTTCAAGCTGTCGGATTTTTTGTATATTATAGGGACCCGGCCGCATACCGAGCAATCGTTAGGTTTCGTAGTGTCATTGCTAATAACGTCTTCGTAAACCATTGGCGTAGGGACGGCAAAATGAACTTTCGAAAATTCGTAGATTATATCCGGGTTTATGTTTTTTAGAGCAACGCCGCAGAGGGCCATAAGTGCGACTAGTAGCGGAGTAAGCGAAATGTCTTTCTCTTTAACTTCTTTGGTCGTTAGGCGTTTAAGCAAGAATAAGATTTTCTCGAATGCATGATCCGGATTAAGTTCCCCGTGATTCTCGAGGGGTTTGATGTATGTTTCGTATTCCAGTTTTGCGAACTTGATCACATCATTAAATTCTAATTTACTACTCATATAGTTCCTTCGTTTAGTATATTATCAATATATCGATCCTTGATGAGACGTTTGACTGCATTATGGTTTAGGCTAGTTGCATAAGCCGCGCATGCCGCTGCTGTTACGATTAATACTTTCGCAAGAATATAGTCGTCCTTGTTTATTGCGGAGACGCAAAGAAGGGTCAAATTTGCTTTTGCCATACTCTGAAATCGACCGAAGTCAGAAAACCTGGCATTCAGAACAAAAGACATGCCGCATGTTTCTTTCATCGCTTCAAGAATATTCTTGAAATCTATTTTTTCTGAAACTTGGTCCCTGAATTGATCCTTAAAGAGCTGTTTAAGTTCCTCTTGATTTACTTTACTTGCATAGGTTATACATGCCGTAGACAAGACAATTAAACCCATTGCTATATGGTAATCATCATTAGGACCTGTGTCGGAAATGTTGCCAAGAAGGCTTTCTAGGTCCACCATGGCATCAAACCAGTCAATAGGTGTGTCGGAAATGTTGCCAAGAAGGCTTTCTAGGTCCCCTATGGCATCAAACGAGTTAATAGATTCGACATAATCGGCGCCGGATATTTCCGATTCTATTTCAATCAACTTAAATATATCATTAATTTCTAATTTTCCATCTTCGGTCATTTTATTGCCTCGCTTGATGCTTCCCGTAAAACCCAGGGCGACAATCGCTTGACAACTTTTGGGTCAAATTTGGAGATCCAGGATATAGCACCGGCCGCCAAATTGATCAAATCGAGCAGTAGTAGCAGGTCTCCATTTTCGGAGAATTGGTGGCAAAGTTGCCTAAGATAATGTTTAGGTTGGTAAGCGCCTTCCAGGTTGGCGTAAGTGATAAAAAGCCTAAAGTTTGGAGTGTGCGCATTTATAAGCCTTAGTATATTATCTGTATCTAATATACTAAGTCGGTCTTCTAGTGCCCGGGGCAACGAGAGACCAAGAATATTCTCGAGATGCTCAATCGATTCTGCGCTAAACCCAGAAATCCATTTTACCGAAAAACATGTTATGGTAGTTAATTTCAGGGCTCGACTATAATTATTATTAACCTCCAGTAGATCGCAAAGGAGTGATAGCAGGCGATACCCCGTAGTTTCGTTTTTGATGGATACGTTATAAAAATCAGAGTATGGAGAAGCTGGATCAATTTCAGCTTTTATTAACTTAAGTATATCATTAATTTCTAACTTTTCTACTTCAGTCATTCTGCTACCTCTTCTTTCGGTCCCGAAAAACAGGACCCGAGATGCACAGATGCGTAACTTTTGACTTTGTCGGGATCAAGCGAGGCAATCATAATTACCGCAAGGCTTGCCATATCTACTAAAATCCCTACAAAGGAGATGCCGGGCTCTACTGTCTCGACGTAGAAGCAAAGGTTAATCAGATAAGCCGATTCGATCGGATCCCTAACGGAGATCCGAGGAAGTGGCGATAACCTATTTCGACGAAGCCCTATGCTAATTAATTTAAGAATATCATTAAACTCTAATTTATTTACTTGGTCGGCTTGATTTAGCTCCGGCTCTTTCCAGGGCGACAGGGACCTAAGGCGCTTTTTGGCGAATTGCTTAACTGCCTCGGGTTCGATCCTTGTGATAAGGGTTATCGAGGTGCGCACTATATCTAAAAGGTGGACTACGTGCTCGTCCTCATGGGTCGACGCAATGCAATGGCAAAGGTCAAGGAAACGATCCGCCGCGTCTTTGCGGGATTGAAGAGCGTCACCAAGATCAACAAAAGGGCCACCTGGAACAAGCGCCTGTTCTGCTAGTTTAAGTATATCATTAATTTTTAATGTATCAGCTTCGTTCATTTTGTTGTCTCGCTTACTGTTTCTTGGTGCGCCCAGGGTGACAGCGATCCAAGTTTGCGATTGACGCATTCTTTGATTTCGGTCGGATTGAGCGTCGAAATCAAAATGACTGCAAGGCATACTAAAGCAAGCAAATGGATAGTGAGTTCTTTGTCGTCTTTAGCGCTTTTAATCAAATTGCAAATTCCGGATAGGGAGGATTTTGCAAAATTGGCATCGTTTGTAATATTGGCGCGCGCCTCCGCGAATAAAAGGCTATCTGGTTCGATCTTCTCTTCGATTGACTTGAGTATATTATTGATTCTTGATTCTTCCCTGCCCTTCGTTTTGACCTCGCCGGGACTAAGAACCGAAATCCAAACGGCTGCAGTGCTTGCTAAATAAACTAAAAAAAGGAAAAGATCTTCATTGCTGCTTGCGTCTTTGATCAAAAAATGAGCAACCTCGAGCGCAAATCTTGCAGAATTGGGATCGCTTTTAATTTTAGCACAAAAGCTTGCAGAAGCTGGGTTATCCGGCCCGGTCTCTATTTCGATCAATTTAAGTATATCATTAATTTTTAATGTTTCGGTTTCGTTCATTTCTTGGCCTCGCTTGTGGTTTCTGTCGAGCTTTTTATCCAAGGGGATGAGGGATGATGTCTATAGTTGGTATATTCTTTGACCTCGTCGGGATCGAGAGCCGAAATCCAAGTGACCGTAAAATCTGTTAAGCGGATTAAATGCCCGACGATCCCCATGTCGTTTGCAATGGTGCTAACTTTGATGTCATTGATTTGAATTGAAACAGGAGTCATTAAGGCTTTGGCGAAATCGGGGTTTTCGTGGAAGATGTATGCTTCCGTATGTGAGGGCCCATCGGGTCCGATTTCCGCCTCAATTAACTTGAGTATATCCTTTTTTTTTAATATATTTGGTTTATCCATGAACTTAGAATATCCTTGACGTTTGTTTGGATGTTGGTAAAATACCAAATTTAATCAAGTAAATTTTATATTTTACCTATTTATTTTTTACAAAAAAAGGGGAGCGATATGACTAAACATAAACCAAGACTGGATAAGGGTATAAATCCAAGGATGTTGTACGACGAGAGCGAAGTGGCGGCGCTATTGCGCGTAACGATTCGCACGGTTGCAAACTATCGTTTAGCCGGTAAGCTATTGGCCAAACAGGTAAACTGTCGTAAATACCTCTATTTAGGCGAGGCCGTTCTGAAGCTTTTGGAGCCGATTGAGGAATATCATTATGACGCCTGATATAACGACCGCACAGATCCGCAAAAGAAGAGCGAGGAAACGTTGCGAACCATCTGGATATGTTGCTAAGGTGAGCCACGACCAGCTTAAACAAATATCCAATATGATCATAACAATAGAGCGGCTTGGTAAGGCGTATACGATAGAGGCGATAGCCGATAAGGTTGCCCAAAAAAAACCGGATCAACCGACCAGGGTGAACGCGGTAAAGGTAGCAACGGCTTGCAAGGAAATAATAAACCGACTTAAAATACAAAACCAACCTACCCGCCCTTTATAATCTCTCTCGTAATCGACTTTAATAAACGCGGCTCTTTGCCCATAAGAGTCCTGGAATGACCTTTGCGCGCAATCGTAAGAGGGTGGTTGCTTGGGCTCATACCGCTCGTAATTGTAGTTTTGACACTTGCTACAAGGGAGTCCGCGGCCGCTTCGAGGGCTTGGATCATTTTGCCCTGTCCGTTCAGCGCGCGATCGAAAGCATAAACAAACAGTTTTTCGGCTTCGTTGATTACGCCCGAATCCTCAAATGTTCTGCGCAGATAAGCGCGTTCGGGGATTATAATTTCAGTTTTAGCTTTCATCCAAATGTAGAGCGGAAATTTTTCTTTGTCGATTAGCTCCTCTTCGACCAACATAAAATAAAGTTTTGCAATTGCTTTTTTGGATTTGATAACCGCGCCGAATTCTTGCGCACCTGCATAGATTGCAAGTTCCGAGTCCGGTTCAGCAGCCACGCCAACGATAGCAGAAGGGCCGTCTAACTCCTTTAAAGTAGACAATAAAAACGGAATATCGTTCTCTACCTCGATTTCAAGATGCATGATTTTTTTTTGCTATATACTTAGTAAGATTGGCGATAGAGATATAATTTACTTGTTTAACGATTTTGAATGTTCTTCCTTCAAAATTGAACTGGTCGCCGTCTTTGAGCGCGCCGCCTCCAAGCTCGATTACGAGTTTGTCTTCGGACGTATAGGAACCAGGCTCCGCGTTTTTAACATCCTCGCCCGAGATAGGCAAAACAATAAGGCGTCTAGTTTCGCTCTCCGTCGTTTTTTGATAGTTGCCTTTTACGTAGGCGCCTAATGTGCGAAAAACGTCCACGTCGGTTTCTAGGTTTTTTAAAATTGAGATTGAATTAGCATCAAGAATCATGCGATCGTCCTCCCCCCCAAGCCTCTGATTTTTGCAAGATCTATCTTGTATTGAACCTCAAAAGAATTTACTTCGGTCGCTTGTGAGCCATAGATTTTTTCGGACTCACTTTTTGCGCCGCCAAGACCAACGGAAAAAGCACCGGCGAGGGAAAAGCTGGTGGGACTGTCCGCCGGTGTAGTCTCTACGGAATTAAATCCCTTGCGGGTTGCAAAGTCGAGCTGTAACAACGCGAGGCATTTTAGGCGCTGTAGATAATCGAATAGATTATGACTGATTGGTATATTATCAATTTCTGATACTATCCGACTTGCGTCAGATAGTATCTCTTGTAGAAATAAGTCACTATGCCCGTGATTAGCGGGCAAATGTCTTTTTAGCTTATCTAGGGATAGCTCCACCGTCAAGGGCCTCCCTTGGATCTTGATTAGTAGCCTCCTCGGAAGCCTTGGGAACGTCGTCCTTTTTGGAGGAGCTTACGGAGATAGGAGTCGTCTTCTTGGTTTTGGTCTCCTTGGGTGTCTTGGCTATCTCTTTTTCGACGGCGTCAAGAACCGCTTTTGGCATGGGGTCATGTGACTCGCCTAAAGTCGAACTATGACTACCATCCTGTACGCCCAAGAAAATTGCTTCGGGGAACCGAACCAGGACACCGCCGAATCTCTCGCGGACAAGCATGTCCGTATCGCCTCTATAATCCGTCACAGGTCGCCCAAGTGTAATGTCCTTAATTACGGCAGCCTCGGCAACTTTGGGAGACGAATCCATGATGAGGAATAAGTTTTTGCCGATAACGTTATTTTCCGCGGAAAGCGAATTAGTTTTGATTATATTATCAAAATATAATCCGTTTTGTTTAAACCACTCCAGTAGAGTAACCGTCACGACATCGGTTAATGGCTTAATCAACCTGTAATAATCCTCCGGACACAAGACCAAGGTCCTTGGGTTCCACCGGTTGCTTTTTCCAACCTTGACCACCCCGTTATGCAACTCTGATAATATTTGACTAGCGGTAAGAGTATCAAAATCGGGCACGGTCTCTTTTTTGATTCCCTCTTTGGTCAATAGGCCCTCCACCTTAAGCTCGCGGACGCCGTTAAAACCCACGTAGTCCTCCGCCTCTGCAATCTCGGCCCTCGCCGTTTCGATCCGAACCTGATCTAGGGCAAAAGAAGGCCCTTTGCCAAGATTTCGTTTAGCCATCATTGCCTCTAGCTCGTCTTCGCAATAGGTCACCGTGGATTCGATATCGATTGCTGGCTGAGTAATGCGCTCGATATTTTCGCCTGTGGGTTCGGATTTTTTGTTTTTGGCACCGGCTGCAACAATCGCAGCGCGACCGCGCGTTTTTAAAACGTCATAACCGATTTCGCGGGCATAGGGTGCGTAGGATTGATTGACTCGGAGGATTCGCCGAAATTGCAGCTCCTCTTTTTCGGGCGTAAGTAAAACGCTCTCAATATACATTAAATCATTTTTATGCAAGATTGGCATATTATTATATCCTTATATATTAATCTAGGGCTACGGTCGTGAAGTCGGACAAAAACAGGCTAATGATTCCGTCATCGGACGAAACGGAATCAAATCGCGCACCGGATAGGAGGGCGGTTTGTCCGGAGATTGCGGTTTTGCAAAAATTGCCGCGAATTTTAAGCGGATTCGACGGATCGTTAACGATCCTAAATCTAACCGCATCGGATGGACCGGCGGGCTCCTCGGTATATACGTTAACGTAACCGATCTCTAAACGTCCGAATACGTCACCACTTAAGTAAGCGCTATTTTCGGGGTCTTTTGCGTCGGTAGAATAAACGGATACGCCCGCAAAGATACGAGAGAGATTCGTAGCAGAGAGTAAACAAGTCCGGATGCGACTATTTGGATCAACGTTTTCGCCCGTTGCGCGACCAAAGGGGATTCTGTCGCCAGTTGCAAGGTTGAGACCATTGACAAATTGTCCGGGGTAAGTGTTAGGCTGTTGTCCAAGACCAAGGGATTCACTTGAATATAACTTAGGAGTTGTTGCGTAGCCCATTACTTGACCTCTCTCATATCTAACCGTGCGATTCTGAGTTTATCAAGAGTAGCTTCGTCGATTCTTACGGATGACACTTTATCAGGCCTGTCTAAAAAAAACTTGTCTTGAGCAACTTCGAGCGCGGTTTCAAAAACCGCGGACACAACTTCGTCACTTGCATCTTGGGCGATTTTCTTGTCCGGTAAAATCGATGCGATAGCCTTTAGGCGAATTTCCCGGTCACTAAGTCCGTCCGTCCTCAGCTCCGGAACTACAGCCTTGGCTGAATCTATGAGATTAATTCTTGCACTCACCGCATCTTTGATTTTGTCGTCAATGGCGTCTTGTTTTGCTTCTGGCACGTTAGGCGCTCCTTTTTTCTTTAGCTCTTCGTTTTCTTTTTTCAGGGCTTCGATCTGAGATTGTAGCTCTGAAGTTTTTTTATCATCCATAGTCGTAGGCGTTTCTGTTTTGGCCTCTCCTAGGATTTTTGTAAAAAAATTCCGAAGCGTCAAAAATACACTTTCGGGGATTTCATCCGGAGCTGACTGGGCTTCCGTTTTAGGGTCCTCGACTCCGTCCTGTACAGGTTCTTTTTTTGCGTCTGATTTTTTGTCCATGGTCTCCTCTTGTATCATGTAACCGATTTCGTCTGAACTATCTAAGTGGACCTTGACCTCTTCGCCGCCTTTGCCACGGAGGACGTGAGATAAATGGTTAACCACAATATCCCTTTGTATTGCGTCGTAAGGTTCCCCCGTGCCCGGAAAAAGACCTGGCGTTTTATCGATCCAACTCTCAAATCCTATACTAACCTGGTGTTTTTCGCCGGCCTTTAAACTAAGTATTAGAGATTCGTCATATACTATTTCCGTCGTTTCAATACGGTCACCGCTAACGATTTCGACGGTATCCCCAAAAGTGCCTTTAGTATATTTTTGGTAGTTGGTGGGTGTGATTAAACCACGGCAGTCGCCAAGTGGAGGGTGCCCGTCTGCAACAGGTTTTAAACGACAACTGTCTATAGTGGATTTTTTAAAAAGTTCTTCCGGTAGCTTTGCCTCGCGCTGAACCTTGCCGTCGCGGAGATAGAGGAAAACTCCAGTGCGTGCAATTGTAACACGGGCACGCAAAAAACCTTCGTCGGTCTCGTATACCTCGATCTCTCCTGTATCAAACGTTGTTACGCGTGGCATCGTAAAATTTTACGATGCACACAAGCAAAGCGGAAGGTCGTAGTTTCCGATGTGTTAGGTTAGATTAATTTGTGACGGGCTTTGGTTTTTAGGTCGATTAGATCTTGCCGGGCCGCAAGAGATTCCTTACGCGACCAGTTAAATTTTTGACTGCAAAATTTCAAAAACTCTGACTCGGTGGGAAAATCCTCTATCGGGCCCTTGATTTGGACCTCGATCCTACGGATCTCATCGGGGGATAGTTTTTTACGGGCTGGTAGTATCATCGCATAAGACCGGTACGTGTAAGATAATTTTGAATCAAGGGCAAAACGTTATCAAGCTCTTTTTGGTCCAGGTAAATCCTGTAGCCCAAAAGCGCCTCAAACCTACTTAAGCGTGTGGAGATCTGCTTGAGTAGTTTTGCATCCTTGGTTTTAAACGCGATAAACTGCTCAAAAATACGAGCAATCCACTCGGATTCTTTGGACAACTCCGCCCAATCCCTTAACTCCGTCGGATTGAGTGGTTTAGATTTAGCAAGTTCGCGGAATGTGGTGGTGATCCGAATTGCCTGCATGAGTTCGGCGGCTTCTGCCGTTTGATGACCCTTTGACCCGGCCCTGGAAAGTAATTCGGTGTCGAGTTTGTGGAAGACCTCGTGTATAACCTGAGTCTGTGCGTTGTCTATCCCCGGTTTGAGATAGATGTCGCCGGTCGCAGGTTCGTAAAATCCAGAAGCTCTTTGAAATTCCGGGTGTTTTTTTTCGATTCCGTAAAATCTAAATTTGGTCGTTTTTGGTTGAATGTCTAAAACGGAATTTATGGACCGAAGCGCCTCTACAATCTGCGCTTTGGATAAAGAGTTATTAACGTCTATAACAGTATTATGATCATTTAATGTAAGGTCAAGAGATTGAGCGACCCATTCATCTCGCCATTCTTTGACACCTGGTTCGTCTCCGATTGCCGGCCTTGCAAAACACCTGCAATTGTAATCCTCGCCTGGATGGCACTCCGTTGTTTTAGATCCGTATAAAATTTTGGGACGTTTGTCCCAGCTTTGCAAAGTGTTATCAAGTTTAAGGTGCTGGTCTCTCGTGTGCAGATGAGTGCAACACCATATGTATTTTTGGATACCAGATCCGGTTTGTTGTAATCGTGTGGCCGTGCCGAAAAATTTACCTACCTGATCCCGCGCCCAAAACTCTGCTTTGCTTCTTGCGATTCCACCATTTGCATTTAGGATTTCCTCGGTAATTGTAGAGTAACTCGAACCCTTACGTATGTTTTGGTAAATTTGGGTTTGCACTTTTTCGAAAAGTTCGTCCTTTGCAACTTGAGATAGCCTCATATTCGTAGAGACGTAATCGTTTACAAGGTTACGGATTTGCTCGCTTGTCGCTTCAGAGATTGAAATCGTCGGAAAAATAGGAACCGATGCGTCTTGTTTGGATTGTCGCGTAGTATCTGGCGACAAATTAAAAGTTAGTTTTGTCGCAACCGTCTCCCCGAGTTGTCTTTCTACAATCTTAGTTATCTCTATATTTGTCTTGTCGATTGCCCAAGCTTTAATCAGCCGGAACTGATGTTCGATTTTTTTATAAAGTCTTGGGTCTTCTACATAACTACCTCTAAACGTATTCAAGTCGTTCGTATAGCTCAATTCATTTGAGTTTCGAACAACGCGCAGGAGTGCTTTTGCGTATTGATCAAAATCGCTTAAAAATAATTTAGAATATTGTTGTTCTAATGCAATCGGGTACATTCAAAAATCTTAAAGTATTGGTGCGTCCATTTTTTCGGATGCGTTTACTTCTGATTGTTTTTCTGGTCCCTGCTTTTCCGTCTCTTCTAAATTTTTCGATTCGCCGAAATCTAAATTACTTCCATCGGTCCAGGCCGGGAACTGTTCGAGATCTGGAAAGTTTTCGGCTTTTGCTTCCGAGGGCGACAACACAGCGTTTTTGATCCAAATGTCAGCGGTGCGGGCTTTGATAAGCTTGATTTCCGCATCCTCTTTTTCGTTCAATTTCCAAAGCGGGTTGAATTCGAACTCCCAATCTAGATCCTCTACTCGACCATTTAGACGGCGATAGATTTCGCCGTTACGCTCTCTTATAACAAGCTTGATAACTTTTTCGATGATTGGCCTATGGTCGTTTTCCTGGTCTCTCGCTATGTCGTCATAATAAGATCTTAGATCAAATTGGCCGCTTGTAATCGTGCCCTGTGCCTGTCCGCTCAGTCGGGACTTTGGTAACCGAGCCATTCCCGCCATGTTTTCAAATACAAACTGAAATGTATCCTTTAAACCAGTGGCGTTTAGGTTGGTCTCTAAGCGCGTTATCTCCTCGTTATCTGCAATCGATATAATCGACTGAGACGTTAGCATGGAGACTATCTTGCGTAATAGATTGCGCATATTTGCGGGGTCTGACAACTCGTCAACCTTGCCCGTTTTAAAAATTTTTGCACCCGCTTCGAGAAGCATGGATGACACGGCATGGAGTGCCGTGTCTTGTGCGACAATCGAAGAAATGACAGTCTCTAAAACATTTACACCTCTCCCGTCCTCGGCCACATACGAAGGACAAAGCCACGCATAACGCGAAGAATGGATCTCACGTCCGTCGATTTTTATTTCCGGGATATGATACGAAGGCGACAAAGGCCCCGTGATTTTGTCATAAAGGGTAACGCTATCCGGTCCAAAAACATTAATATATGCAATTTTTGTTATATTCTCAGGCAAGGGTTGGTACAGATTGAGGCTTGTTTGAGGAATGGGAGAGGTGACGCCAAAAAACATAAACCCGCCCTCTTGGTAAAGTCTAGAAAATCGTATGAGGTCCTTTAGTTTTTCCCGGAAACCTAGTTCGGTGAGTCTGTTTTGAATGAGTCTGGATATACTACTACTTTCATCCTCCCTATCCAGATTGGTCTTGATTGTGATCCATTCTCTCGTCGCGTCCTCTGCGGGAGCGTCGATTATATTCGCCAGGAACCCATTGGCGCGGTACCAGTTGCGGCATTCCTCTGGACTGAAGTAGTAGCCCGCGGGCGCCAATTGTTTGAGTTTATCTATTTCGGTTCCTCGGCCCGTGATTTCCGAGTAAAGCTCGTCAAGGCGAATTGATAATTCTTTTTTTTCTGCGGTCATTTAAAAAATCCTTAAAGCCAGTCATATCGTTTTAGGAGAGGTACGCCTTTATTTGCCACCTTTTTGATCAAGCTAGAGAGGCTATCGGGCGCGTCGTCGTGTTTTGCGTAGTCGCCATATTCTAATATTTGATTTAGGAATGCGGGGGAGACAAAGCGAGAGAAAAAAAGTCTTTGCCAGTTGATACGAAGCCAGCTAGAAATTTTTAAGGGCTTGAATTCCTTTGCGTTATGTTTCTCCACCTTAATTTTGCCTCTCTTTTTTAGGTCATTGTATACGAGAATACCGCCGCCGTTGCATTCTATGTACAACACGGATACATTGTATTTTATACAAGCGGCCTCGACTAAATCGTATATGATATCAACAGGCTTTCTCCAGATTTCTCCGAATGCTACGTACAAAGGCGCCTCGTCTCTGTTTAGAATTCTATTATCAATCCCTAATATACTCAAGGCCGAAAAATCGGAAGTAGGACCACAGGTAAACGCGGGATCAAGGAATCCATAATATTTTAAATCAGGTGGAGGCTCTGCAAGGTTTGGATTTTCAAATAGTCTATCCTGTATATCAATCGGCTCTTGTTGATAGAGTGCCTGAAACAGTCCCTCTCCGATTGTTTTTCGAATTTCGTCCAGTTCGCCTATCGGGAATCGTTCTGGCCAAAGTGCGTTTCCGTTTACATCGATAGCGGGAAGTTTAAGCACGGTCCAAAGTCCACCGTCCTCTATACGTCCACCTTGCTCTAGGAGTTTTCCGGCTAGATCGCCCTTAGCCCAGCGTGTAGTAGTTAATACGATAGCTGCGTTTGTATAGACGCGTAGGCGTGCTACACCTCTATACCAATTCCAAACCTTTTCCTGGTTTGTTGCATTCAGTGCGTCTTCGAGGGTTTTAAAAGGATCGTCTATGCTAAGTAGATGCGCACCCCTTCCGTTGATTGGTCCGTCCACACCAGCGCCAACGGTCACGCCTCCGTCTGTTGTTTTCCAGCGGTTGCGCGCCCGACTATCGGGTCGCACCTGGACCGTTGGAAAAATATCTCTAAATTCAGCGGACTCGCAAATATCTCTTTGACAACTAGTATATTCCTCCGCAAGCTCCGCGCCATACGCCGCTAAGATGGTTTCTTTTCTTGGGTTGTTGCCGATAAACCAACTGGGGAATATTTTACTAGCAAGCAGCGTCTTGCCATGTCTAGGAGGGGCGTTGATTATTAGGCGCTTTATTTCGCCTCGTGCGACCTTCGTAAGCGCCTCGCCGATTTTTCGGATATGCGGCGGGTCTTCAAAGGTTGGGTCCACGTATTTGGCAAAACAAAATAGATCGTCTTTTCCATTCAATTTTTTGAATGTTTTTGAGTCCTTACTCGCATCGCCGAAAGCTATCGTCTGGCTTTCGCGGATCGCCTCGAGAATTCCCTCTCTTGTATATTCAGGAGTTTTGATCGTCTGGCGTGACATCTATGGCCCGAGTCTCGTTGTCCGAAAACATCGCATCTATTCGCCTGTCTATTTTGGTCTGATTGCGGGTGATTACTCGATTTACTTCTGGGATTGATTTTAGTATATTAGTATATTCTTGTATTACATAGATAGGATTTGACCATTTTGCACCTGATCCCAGTTTGTGCATAATGCTGATTATTACGCTAAGTGAGTTTATTGCGCCTTCCTTGGTTTTAAACGTAAGTGCTGCGTCTTTTAAATCCTCAATTACGCCTTCAAGTACATCGGAACACTCGTTGCGAAGTTTCGCAATATTGAGAGTTGCCATGTCCTCCTCTTTGCGATTGAGTTTATCCCAAAGCAGGGCCCTTCTTGTTTCCCAGTCGTTTCCGTTTTCGTCGGCAGTCCGCATCCATGCGACCGCTGTCCGTGGCGATATTTTTAGGCCCTTTGAGGTGAGATAGTTAGCGAGCTGTTCGGCGTTATTTACGTCCCCTGAGAGGTAGGCTATTAAGCCCAACTCGTAGGATTTGGCTTTGTAGGGTTTACATTTTTTCTCCTCCATTTGAGGATAGACAATAAACTATCTATAGGGTTACAAAAAGGCCGTAATTTCCGATTTTGATTATCAAAAGCTTGTAAATCTGTGTCAATTTTGCTTAACGTGGCAACGTTTATTTATCGCAAAAATTTAATCCGACATATAATATTAGGATTTCATTAAATGGCTCCGTCTGATTCTGGATGGATGAAAGTAAAGTAAAAGATAGCCTTCGGGCTATATTCAAAGATTTTTATAAAGACCTTGAGGGTAAAAAAGAGCCTATTGGGATTCTGGTAGAACGATATGTTGCACGTGTCTATCGTCTATTGGTGGAGATCTCTTCTGGAGGATAGCGCGGATCGCCCTGATTTCGGATCGTTTCATTTCAAGCAGCATCTCTATTATATCTTCAATCCCGGCCTTTTCGATCCGCTTCCGAAAAAAACGATCTCTGTCCGCAGCCTCAAAGTGATCGTAATCTGTGTCCGTATTTTCGGTCACTTGCTGTAGGACCTCGGGCGGAAATCTATACTCTCCCTCACCGAAAACGAGCCAAAACGGATTGTATCCCAACGCCTTTAGCAAGCCATACGCAAAATCAAACCCGATCTGTCGGTCGGAAAAAGGGTTAAGGTAATTATATACCGTTCCAGGGACAACGCCGGTTATCTTAGCTAACCCTGGAGCGTTTAGACCTGTCTCAGACATGACGATTTTTAGTCGTTGAATTTGTAAATTTTTGTCACGGTTGTGCATTTTTTGGGTTGTAAATTGCACCTGAATTACTATTTTACAGGTATGGTATATTATCAGTTTTTCGGACATATAATCCCAAAAAATAAGCGATCCGTCAAAAAAATGAATTCATTTTTTTGACGGATCGTTTTCGGTAGAATGCTAAACAAATAAATAGTAGATTCGGTGAACGAGAATGGAACTAGTAAGGATAGTAGAAGATAAATTTTATGCAGCGATCTTAAATCTTCCGGAAACAGAAGCAGAAACCAGGGTATCGATTCGCAATCTGGCGAAAGAGGTAATTTCGCTCATTTGCGAAAGGTTTTCAAGATCGTCTCAACTTGATCATAATGATCCTCCTGGATTTCCAGAATCAGATCCACGATCTTTTTCAGCCTTGGGCGACGATTAATTTTCCCTATCATTGCGAGTGACTTAAGGGCGTCCGTTGACTGTTGTTCGAAGGGCTTAAGGACGGGGCCCGTTCCAACGAACCACCAATTTGCATTCATATTTTTTTCAACGATTAGTTGTCTCATGACCTCATCTGGGAGGTTTTTCATCCTTCCGCTTCGCAAATGGGAGATTGTGGAGCGCTGAATTTTGCAATAATCCGCAAATTCCGTGCTACTCATTTCCAAAGCATTCAAAAGTTCGTCAATTTTGCTCATGTTTTTATTCGTTATTGTCGAACCGTCTATTGGTAATATTTAAAATAAATATTGACATTTGTTTACAAATTACCAACAGTCGCCCCATGTTCACAAGTCCAACATTAGGTTCACTAGTCCTACATACTAGTGAACCTCTGGGATCAGAATCGAGATCGCTATTAAAAGCGCAAGAACTTCCAGGTACACTATTTCGTAAGAATAGTGTACCTATTCGCACGGGCGAACGAAACTTTTGCCCTCTGTTGTCCGCCATAGTAGTTCGCGGATATAATTCAACTTACGCACTTGCCACCAAATACGGAGTCTCTCGCCATTTTATCTCTCGTGTTCTCCACGGTGATAAAAAATCAAAACGCGTCGAACAGATCATCTTCACCGAATGGGGCATTACCGTCCCCGAGTTTCAGCAACTAACGCTTGACTGGCTGGAACTCAAGTCCCAAGGCAAAACATACACACAAACAGAGATCAAAGACTTTGGCGACCGGGTGCGTGCGCGCAAACTGGGAATTAGCGTCGAGGAGCTCCGTAGACGCAAGGCGGAGATCTTGGGCCCGATCGCATGATTTGAAATTGAGTATAACGTTATATTTTAATATATTAATATAAGGAGAGAGGTTATGAAAAAAGTTTTACAGTGGATGCCTCACGGCATTGTACTTTGTTTGCTGTCCGTGGCGGAAGGATCAAGGCTTTACGAATTTTACCGTACGTTGTCCGGTAACACATTGGCCGGAATCGCAAGCGCTGGAGTGACTGTCGGGATCGTCTTTTATCTCGCGCTATACGGTTACCGTAATGCGAGCCGTTGGGCTACCGCTCTGTGTGTTTTGCTGTCTCTTGCGAGTTTTGTGCAACCGCTCAAGAACGAATACATACAAGAGGACAAGGCTCGACCGATTAAAGAGCTGCTTGGTTATCCAACGTATAACCCAAAAGCGTTTTGGAACGGGGGGCGGGAGGCATACGTAGAGACATTTAGATTAGAGACGGAACGAGTTAAAAAACAAAACGAGTTAATATTGTCACAAAACGCGGAAACACAAGCAAGCAAGCAGTTGTCTCTGTATTTTTGGCACTTGCTTTTAGGCGCACTTGTGCTGGCCGTTTGCGTCCCCGTACTTAACTACCTCGTATCCCACAAGATTGCGGATGGGCATGCGAATACCCTCGCACCGGCACAGGCGAGAATAGTGACCCATCGAGAATTTTTGCCAAGCGACAAGGGCGCCAGCAAGGAGACAACGCAAGCAACCGAATTCCCCAAGGGCGACAATAGCGACAAGTCGCAACGAGACAACAGAGAGACTGTCGTGTCGCATGAAGACGATGACAATAGCGACAAGCGTCAACAAAGCGACATGACAAGTCGCAATGCGGAAATCCGTCGCCTGTATGACGCAAAGGTACCAGCGCCCGAGATTGCTAAGATATTTGGTATAAGCCGCCAACACGTTTACAAAATCCTACCCCAAAAAACGCGAATGGACAGGAGTAGCTTTAGTCCATCCTTAAGCTTTGCATAATATATAATATAAGAGGTTCACAATATGAGTAAAAAAACACAAACCACCGATATGGACGTAATAGATGATGATGTCGTCCTGCCAGTGGTCGTGACGCCCACTGCTCCGATCCTGCTGCAGCCGGACGCCGCGGCACTACGCTGCAAAATGCTTGTCTCCGAGATACAACAGAATATAGCTAAATCGATTTTCGCACTTAAGGAGATACACGACCACAAACTCTACGAATATATGGGCTACGGAGATTTTAAGGAGTTTGTAGCAATCGAACTCCGAAATATCGTACCACTCACCCAGGCGCTTGCGTATCTATCAATAGGCAAGCGATTTGATTCCGAGTCTGCGTTAAAAGTGTTCCGAGGTAATATTAAACAAATATTACAATTTGCTAATGATCCTGACTATTCGGATGTTACGATCGGAGAATCCTACGCGGTGCGTAATGGCGAAAAGATCGGGTTAGATATTTTGGAGGCCGAAATTTCGGCGAACTATATCGAAAAAGAGAGAGCATTGAATGAAAAAATAAAAAGCGCAAAACAGGCAAAAAGGGGGAGTGATGTGCTCCTTGAGCGCAAGGAGCAGATGATTTTAGAGCTCAAAGAAGAGACAATGGAGCTAAAATCTCAGTTAGATGCGGTTGTGCATACGGACAAAAAAAACCTAGCGGAGGCGCTTGGAACGGAGCGCCAGGTCAAAGCGCATTTCGATTTGTCGACTCAGAGGATTTTGTCCGAAATGCAAGAACTTGAGTCTGTTGATATAACCAAGTTTGCCAAAAACGCAACTATACGCACGCATATCGCCGAAAAGATTCAGTCGATCGAAACGGGGCTATCTTCCCTACGCGAAGCATTTGGCGGAATTTTGTATTCCGATAAAAAGGGGAAAGTGAAATGAATGCGAGACTAGACTCGATTGTTGATCCGGTTACATTAGCAAAATATTATAGAGAGTGGAGGGATTTAAAAGGGACGGGAACAAAACTCGAACGAGGTGAGATAGTCCGAGAGGTTTGTAAACATTTTGGAATCGATTCCGTCTCCACTGTTTATAAATATTTTAACCGACTCCTTACGGGGGAGTCGGTATTTAATGCGACTAAACCTAAAGCGCGCGGAGGGGTTGTATTGTCTTCGAGACGAGAGAAGCGCTATAAACTCCTTCGTAAGATTGCGACTCTAAAAATTGCGACAGAAACAAATTCTAAAATCAAAAACGCCTCCACTAAGGAGGCTATGCGGATTTGCGTCGAAGAGGGATTTTTAAAGGCGGAGGATTTACCTCATAGGTCAACGATCGATAGAGATCTCGGTAAATATGGGCTGCGAATGCGCGATTTTCGAAAAGCCCACACCGCGGTCCAGTTGTACGCAGACTTTGCAGGCGAGTGGTATATAGTGGACGCAACTCCATTGGACCAACACTATCTAAGACTCGACAATAAATTTAAATATCGCAAGGATTTATCTCAAAAAGATAAACACCTGTCGGAGATTTTACACCGAGAAGGACTGCGTAAAATCCAATTATTTTTCGCGGTTGATCTTTATTCGGGTGCGTGGTTTTGCAAAGCATATGCGCCCGAGGGCGGCGGCGAATCGGTTGCGATTTGGCTGGATTTTTGGAACGAATTAATATTAGCTAAACCTGATATACCTATACAGGGCGTTTGTTTTAACGCGTATGGAGATCAGGGCAACGGCCTTAAGTCCAATGAGGCTAAGGCGTATTTTAACAGACTTGGAACAAATATCGTAACGCATAGGCCAAATATGCCAAGTGCTAAAGGACTCGTAGAGGGTCGAATCAGTGCGTCAAAGCGCAGTCACGAGGCACTACTCAAAGGGCTCGAGGACGAGTATCTAGACCTAAATTTATTAAACGAACACTATAGACAGTGGCAGATTTACCATAACACGGTAAGCGGAGCGTATTCTAAATTTTGCGATAGCACGAATAAAAAACCACTCCGTAGCGTAAATGCGGATGATGTGCGCAACGCACGCCTCGCGTTTAATTCCCGCAAAATTGATGCGTATGGTTGTATATCGATTAAATGGACATCTAAATCCACAACGGAATATTATTTTGTCGGGCGCGATATAGCGCGCGGAACGGAATTAAATATATATCGTGATATAACCGGCAAGGTGATCGCTCTTGATCCTCGCACTGGTCGAAGATACGAATGTGATCAGCGTGGTAAACAGCGCCGCAAAATGGGGACATTCCACAATGATCATGACTACAACTGGAACGAAACCCCGGAAGAAAAAGTTAGAAAAGAGATTCGTAAAATCGCAAAAGACACAACGTTTAGTTTTGAGTCTACCTTACCTCCTAAGATCGACATACCCGAATGGACGGGCAAAACTCGTCCGCACTTTGTGCCCGATCCGAGTTTTCCGACCGAATACGCATCCGTCGGAGATGCGATATGTGCGCTTGAAGAGATAGCAGGCGAGATCGAGGAAGACCTATTACCGGCAATCGCAAGCAGCCTCAATTTAATCTTAGAGTCAAATGGCAGATTAGTATATTCTGATTTACGAAAGTTTGCGGACATTATAAGGGGGGAAGAAGGATGAAATTTTTGTGGACCGATCAGCTTAAGCGCGCATTACGTAGAATAGATAAGACGATAAACAATAACGGTTGGTTGTTGATTACAGGGGAAGTCGGAACCGGTAAAACTACGTTACGACGTTATTTATCAAGTGATTATGCGGAGGAAAAAAATTACCTCGTCCTAAATGTGACTTCCTGGCGTAATCAGGGCCGTTCGCGCGCGCCCGCCCTTATGACTCGTATGATCCGATCGCTCTCGCCCGACTCTCCTGTTCCTTCGGACGTGGAACTGCGAGAGGAGCGCTTGCGCACACTGCTCCTTAGATTGAGTCAAAAACAAAAAAAAGAAGAAAGAAAAAAGAAGGATAGCGGGGACGCCAAACGAGTTCCGACCAGGGTCGTGCTTGTGATAGACTCCGCCCAGGACATAAGTGACTCTACTTTCCGCGAACTAAAAAAACTTAGGGAAATACACTCTGATCCGCTATTTACGGTGTTAATGTTTGGTAACGAGTCTGCTACTATGGATAACGTTTTATCGGGGCGAGAGGTCGGGTATCGTTGTGGGTATATGGAGCTAGAACTTTTAACCAAAGATGAGGTTCTTGATTTTGCAACCGATCGTTTTGACGTATCATTCGAACCCGGCAAAAGCGGCGATGTCGCCAAACGTCTGTTTTGTGAGACCGTACATCCAAGCCCGTTAGGGATCGAGTATTTTAAAAGCTGCTTAGATGAGTTATCCGGATTTGACGGAGTGGCCACCAGGGACTTAATTAAACGCGCCGCCCTTGTGGATTTAGGGTTTAGAGTAGATAAATCAAAAATCCTAATATCGGATATAACGCAAGAGGCCAAACTCATAGGGGTGCGACTGACTACTGACGATGTGACAAAAGCAATCACTGGTAAATCAAAAGCGCCGGAGGAAAAACTGGCTCTCATTCAAAACCTTACCGAAAAGGTAATCCGCAAAAAATCTTCCATGTAATCAAAATAACGGAAACGACGACCTTGTTAAATCGTCCGTTTTGAGCCAAAATTCAAATCACGTGAACTTCGGATGAGTGACTATAGCCGCTTCGGCGGCTCTTTTTTTACTCGGTTGCAAAACATGGACATAGATTTACAAGACATACAAAATATACCCAACTATAAAATCTTTTTAGTACTGTTTCTGTTTTTGCTCTCTATAATCTACAGACACGGCAAAGATTTAAAATCTATTCTTGGCTGGGCGTCCTCTAGAATATTCAATAATTCTAATGCAAAAATCGAAGAACTTTTAAAGGAAATCGAATCCCAAAAGGTCGCAATTGAGAACTGGAGACAAAGGCTGGAGGAGATCCAGTTGTATGTAAAATCAAATCAAGCGGCCTTTGAAAACCATGCCGGAATTTTAGAGCACCCCTCTAAAATTTTTGCTGAATCCCAAAAAATTACATTCCGTTTTGCGGATCGCTTAAGGATTAGCGACTCCCACAAATTCCCTGAGTTCTTAAGACTTTTAGAGGATCGGGTCCGTATGATTCCGTTTGCCGATCAAAATCTCACCTTAGACTTAACGGGAGTCGAATCGTTTAACTCAAAATCTCTGTCTGCATTGCACGAAATTTTTAATCGCATTGGCACTAATAACGGAATACGACTGACTTTGCTTTTTAACAAAAGCAACAAGGAGCATATTCGTATTGCAAATAACTTTAAAAAAATTGAATCTGATTTGCCTACTGATTCCGCCGTTGCGTGTCTGATCGAATCAAAACACGATAATAACACGAAACCTAAATCTAAAAAACGCAGAGGCGCCCAATGAAATTTTTGTGGCAAGACGATAATACAAAACAATTTTCGGACACGACCCTTAGAACCTGGATTGTGTTTTTCTTATTTTTAGCCGCGTGCGTATATTATATTTTTTTTATAGATGAATTGTCCGAACAAAAATTGACACTCATTGAAATTCTCGCTTATTTTGCGATCGGTCAGGGTTGTTTGTATTTTGGCAAACGAGTAAATGAGAATTCAGGGATTAAATTTAGCGCTAAAGAGTTTGAACAAGGAAAACCAAGGAAAAAACAATGAAACGAAATGCAATGCTTGCTATATTCTTTTTTTGGTATGCGGCCCTTTATTGCGTAACCACACATTCTCCGGTAACCGACGTAATAAAGGCGCAAGTTAGGAATTACGAACAGGCGCAAGAGGCGTTCCAAAACGGAGAGCCCGGATCAGCGAAACGAGTGGTCGCAAGCCTAGAAGAGTGTAAAGACAGCCTCATAGCGCTTGATAAAGCCGTTTTATCAAAAGATCAAAAAATAGCGGAGTTAGAAAACTCTTTACGTAAATGCGGCGATAAGGTCGCAAATTACGCGCAAGGAGCCGGTTTTCAGTCCGGAGTCAAGTGGCTTGCCGGAATCGTGATCGCTTTTTTGATTTTAGTTTTTGTAATATATTTAGTCGTGACGGGTAAATTAAAGATCCCGTTTATAACAGGTTTGTAATATGATTTTAGTAGACGAATTCGCATCCATTCTAATGGTCAAGATCGCTGCCGGTGCCTTGAATTTTTGCGTAAAAGATCGCTCGTGGACTATTTTCGGTGTACGTGGGTGTAGTATAAAGCAAAAGGATGGCGAAAGTTATTTTATCAAAACTTTAAATAATTTTAATACATATGACGACCTGCTTTGTATTATAAAGGGTGAAGAGTTTAAGATATTTAAAGGCACTGTTGATCCAGGTCGTAAATACACTCTATCGCCCATGAATCCCAATGGATGCGCGCATCTACTTAACGGCCTCCATTGGTTTGAGCGGGCCTTACACAAGGGCGAGCCTGCTTTTGCACAGGCTAAACCCGTTAAAATTTGGAGAGATCGAAACCGAAATAACGAAAACGACGACGGTTTTGAGGAGGAAGGATTTTTTGAAATCTTCATCCATCCGGGATCTGGTAATCAAAATAAAGTCGATGGCTACAGCGCGGGTTGTATCAACACCATGGGAGACAAGAGATCAATCGCGTGGAGAGATTTTAGAGATACGTTATATACTTGCGATCAACCCGATTACAAAGGTCTTTATCCTGTAATAATCACCGACTTTCCGACGGATCTCGAGTAATGGCGACTACGGGTCCACATATAATAGACGACTTGATGCTCGCTCTATCGGAATACCTTGGGGTAGAGGTGGTTCGTAAAAATCAGAGTTCTCCGCGCCCTCAATACCCTTATGCGGGTTACGGGGTGCTTTTGCGCAATAAAGATCTTGCTAATTTACGTTATCCGCAATCGGTCGCAGATGATACCAAAGTATCAACCTTGTATGTAATCCCAGAGGCCGCGCGAATCTCATTATCCTTTTACGGGACCGAGGTGAATTCGGGCAACCCTTTAGACGCGTTATATGACCTTTCCGCTAAAGCCAGGGAGTGGCTCGAGTTGATTGGTAAGTCGGTGATTGAGTCGATCGGTATCGTAATTGATGATTTTGGTAGCATCCAGGACAGGACGACCTTGTTAGACGTAACCTACGAATATCAAACAGGTTTTGATTTTAGGATTCGTGGCCAAAGGGAGTTTGAGGTCATTGAGGACGCTGTAGATCTGGATGTGACGTATAACGCTATTGATTGGAGTGATCAAAATGAGTCAAATATCTAATATATCTATAAACATATCCCTTAAGACCTTGCCCTTGTCTCAAAAAGGTTTTGGGCTAGCCCTTGTCGCCGGAGATACTCCGAGGCATGTAAATTACGAGTTGGACGTATTGTCAAACTCTGCTGGTATTAAATGGCGATCCATCGTATTAGGAGACGTGCATATACAAATACAATATTTAGCGGTGGGCCACAACACGGCCCTTACGGTTACGCGCACCGGAGCGGGGACGGCTAACAGTCCCTATATTATATCTGTCGCATTGGCGACAGACTCACAAGGCAACGTATTGTCTACTGCTGCTCAAATCAAAGCGGCGGCGGAAGCAGTTTCGGAAGTCGGCGGGCAAAATAAAATCGTAAGCTTATCTTTGTTACACGCTCCAGGCGACGGAGTGGCGACCGCGTTTGACGCGCTTTATTTAGTGGATACTACCGAGCCCTATATGGAGATACAAGATCCGGATAATTTACTAGATCCTGCAATTGGTTACACTCCGAATTCGCCTGAGTATAAAATGTCCGCAGCTATTTTTTCGCAATCTCCAAGAGTGGACAAGATTGCCGTTTTAAAAATCAACTCGTTTGCGACAGTCGTGTCCGAACTTGCGGACCTACGTAACGACGGTTTTGACGATTGGTATTGGCTACTTACGACAACAAGAGACAAGGCCGAAATTAAAACGATTTCAACCTATCTAAACACATTAGAAAAATGTTATATTTCCGCAACATCGGATCAAAGTGCGATAGACGCGCTATTGGGCGACGAAAGAACATTATTGACTATTTCTAATCACGCCGAGGACTATCCGGATGCGGCAGCCTTTGGTCGGTGCGGTAGTATGCCGATTGGGTCCGTCACCTGGGATTCCAAACAACTAAACGGACAAAAAAATTCAGACGTCTCCATGTCTGAACAATCTCAAATTTTAGCAAAGTGCGGAAACTTAATCCGCGAAATGGGTGGAGTGAACGTCTTCTGGGAGGGCACAACTATGTCCGGCCAGTATATTGATATTATAAACGGTAGAGATTTTCTTAAAGCAAGGCTACAAGAGGCATACCATTCGCTAAAAATCAATAACGACAAAATATCGATGACTACGAGCGGGCTTAAATTGATCGAGGCGACCTTGCGCGAGGTTTTCAGGGATTGCGGTAGACGTGGTATTATTGCGCGCGTAGACGACGATGACGGACGCTCTCGCTCCGACTTAGGCGATTTTCAGTACAAGCTAAAAATGCCTGAAAAAATTTCAGACATCCCTACAAATGATCGCGCCAATCGCAAGATTTCGAATATTAATTTTTCAGCAACTGTTTCCGGCGGGATCAATAAAATCGAAATTTCCGGAACTATGGGAGTATAACAACGATGCCAAATCGTCAATTTGATTTATCTAAACTCACTGTGATTATAATTAGGAACGGTGTTCCTAGGGATGTCACTGACGGACTTTCGTTAGAAGGCGATTTTTTTAATTTGGAACCGGAGACAAAGGAGGAGACGACTACTCGCAAGGGCCTACGCGGTGAAAGTTATTCTGTAAATATAAATGAGGGTATAGGCAATAGCCGAAGTTTAACCCTTAAATATTTGCCTTCTTCTCCCCACGTCCCTTACCTACACAACCTCCGCGAATCCAGAGACACATTCGAATTTCATCTTACTAACGATTCTTCTCCGGCAATGAAATTTATTGGCAACGAATGCGTGATTGTGGAAGAACCTAAGACGTCCATAAACGGTAAATCCGGATTTGCGGATTATGATTACAAGCTGCGGGCGCCAGACGGAACCCTGACTTTCTTATAATTATAATATTATAATATACATGAAAACAAAAAGACTTTTTGACTTTGGGGATATGAGCGTCATGCTTCTTACTCCGATTCCGGTGGACGTTACGCCAGGTTTGATACTAGAAGGGAGTTCGTTTCTTCGGGTCGCAAAAGAAGACACCAAACTTTTAAAATATAAGGTAGGAATTGGGGGGGAGGTCTGGGTGGATAACAGCATAAGCGACGTAAATATTTTAGACTTGCAGTATTTACCAAACGCGCCCGCAATTTCGACCCTAGAGGTTTTGAAAAAAACAGGAACTCGTTTCGGTCTATTGATTCAAAACGACTCTTCTCCGAAATACAAAGGTATTTCGTCTAATTGTAGAATTTTAGAAAAACCTAATTTAGATATAGGAAATAAAGGATTCTCTAATCTTGCATGGAAAATATTGCTTTTAGGTTATAACGAAGTTTATTTAAATTCAGTTTTATAGAGGTAAAAAAATGGGCAAGAAGATAGAAGTCGAAATCGTGGGCAAAGCCGGTGACACTGTGCTGTATATTCAGTTTTTTAAGGACGAGACGCCGATCCCGAATGAACTTTATCGGCTGCAGTATCCAGGGAACAGTTATGTCGAAAAAATTTCCGAACGAATGATCGAACAAAAAGGAGACGAAACGAAGATTAAGCTTTCCTTAAGGACTAGAGAATTTTTCTCAAGCTGTGCCTTTCCTCTTTGCGAAGGACATAGCGAGCTAGAAAGGGATCTTATAGGGAGATTCGGAGCCAACGCATGCAAAAAAATTGATATTGATAAAATTCATCCGGCGTTATTCCCCGTTTGGCAGAGGGTTATCGCCCGATTTCTCGATGGGGACCTATTCGCCGACGTTTTCGAACTTGCGGAAGGACCCAACTTCGGAGGAACTTCGAGCGGAGGCGAGTCGTAGGGTTGATATAAAATTATTATATTATAATCCTTTTATATATGGGCTGTCTCAGTTTAGCGAAAAAACCATTCAAATCGCGCACCCTATGGAGCTTCTGGAAATCGAGGAGGTTATCCGACGCAAGATTGAGTATGACAACCGAGTGTATAGAGTGGCTTTAATTGGGGCAACGGGATGAGTGATAAAGTAGTCAAAAGATTGAGCTTTAGGATTACCGCTGACGGAATTAGTGAGGTTGGCGGACATCTGTCCTATTTGGACCACATCACAAGCGACCTTGCTCATAAATTCGGATCGATCATTCCACAGGTTAGATATACGAGTGAGTCCATGGGTCTCCTTACGAAGGAAGTCGGTGGACTCGCTCATGGTTTTGAGACGTTTGCGCAGATACCGGATAAGATTTCGGCGACAAGTGAACAAATCCAAAGTATGTCAAAATATTTAGGCGTAGCAGATGGTGACCTCGCTCAACTTATCTCTAAGACTAGATCCGATTTTAAACTTGCGGACGAGTTTGAGAGGACGGCTCGCACTGCTGGCTTGACGGATCAAGAGGTTGTAAAAATAGTCGAGCATCTAAAAGCACTTAAAGCAAATCCTCCCACTCCTCCTATTCCGCCCGAGGTTATTACTCCTACGCTTGAACAAATCCAAAGTATGTCAAAATCTCTAGGCGTATCCGAGGCTCAATTAAATAAATTAATTTCTAGGACTCGGGATGATTTTAAACTTGCGGCGGATTTTAAAGACACTGCAAAAGCGGCGGGTCTATTAGATAGAGAGATACAGTCTATATCGGGACATATCGATCAATCTAAAATTAAGACTGTGGGTTGGGTGAGTCTTATGAGTGGCCTTGCGGCCACGGGATTTACCCTCTCTTTATCTGGTTTTTTTAGTTCCGCACTCGAACAAGCAGGACTGCTCGAAAAATACGAAACGGTTCTAACAACTACATTAGGTTCTTCTAAATTAGCAAAATCTGCTATGCAGGACGTGCAGGAGTTTGCAAAAAGCACACCTTACGAAATGGCGGAGGTTACGGGCTCCTACGTCAAATTCGCAAACCGGGGTATTATTCCGACTATGGACCTTATGACCAAGTTTGGAGATATTGCCGCTTCACAGGGCAAATCATTTGACCAGTTCACCGAAGCGGTGTTAGACGCCACAACCGGAGAATTCGAGCGAATGAAGGAGTTTGGTATCCGTATGTCATCCACTGGCAGCAAGGTGATGGTCCAGTTTAAGGATTTTAAAAAGTCCGTAGATAAAACGCCCGAATCGATCAAAAACGCATTATTGGAGCTTGGTAAACTCAACGGAGTTCAAGGCGGAATGGACAAATTGTCTAAAACCTGGGGCGGACTCATGTCCAATCTACAAGACGGCATCAAGCAAACGATGGCCGTTGCGGGTGCTTTTATTGCTTCGATCTTAAAACCTATATTGATATTTTTTACGGACGGCGCGCAGGCGGCGGCGCGACTAAAATTCGCCCTCGCGGCTCTTGCTCTTACGATAGGTGTTGGACTCGTTTCTGCGAGCTACGCCTGGGTAGCCGCGTTAGACGCTATTGCGATCGCCAAGGTGGCTGCGTTTGGCGAGTTAATCGCTATCGCGGTGATTGTCGCCGCGTCGTTGGCGACAATCTACTTGGCACTCGAAGATATTTATTTATTTTTCGAGTACGGTCCCGAAGGTAGTGAGACCTATTTTGGGGACTTACTTAAGTGGTTTGGCCTTACCGATTCCCAGTTGTCGGATCTCCATAAGGGTTTCCAGGATTTTAAAATTACGTTAGGCGCCGTTTGGGACTCGTTTAAAGAGTTCGTAGAGTCTGATACCGGCCAAGCGATTAAAAAAATTCTGTTGGTTGTCGCTGGCGTTGTGGCCGCGATTGCTTTTTTACCGGCTACGTTAGTTATGGGTCTTGCCGTGTTAGCTACGGTGATATATACGCAGTGGGACAAAATTACGGCGTGGATCAAAAGTGCCTGGGACAAGACTTTGGATTTTCTTTTGGATTCAGCGGCACTTGCGGCTAAACTTTTAATCGTATATCTATTCCCCATCTCAGCGCTTTATCTTTTTCGAGATGAGATCGCTTTTGCGTTTGATTGGATTTTTAAAAAGATTGGGTCTATCCCATTCTTAAAACCTCTGATTGATCAATTCATCTCGCTCAAAAGTGCAGCAAAGGATATTTTTGTATCGATCCTAGACTCTATCAATTCCGGATTAAATTCGTTATTTGATTTTGATGGTCTTAAATCTGTTTTTGTAGACATGATCAACGAGCTGATTTCGCAGATCAATTCGTCTCTCTCCTCGAACCCTTTTTTAAAAAAAGTTTTTCCGCAGATCCCGCTTATTGAGGCGCGACAATTCGGTGGACCTATTGAGGCCGATAAGCCCTACGTCGTTGGCGAAGTTGGCCCGGAGGTCAGGACTTTTAGTAAGCCCGGCACAATTATTCCCAATCACGAGATCAGGGCCGCGTTTGGATCTAGCGGTTCTACTGCTCCTTCAGGCGCGTCAATTCAGTTTAACTTTGGTAATGTAATTGTCTCAGGCGACAACGCTACAAGTGTCGCATCTAGCTTTTGGGACGAGGTCAAAAAAAATATAAAAGAAAACGAATCTGAGGTTCGCATATTTTTAGGACTTGCACCCGTATGAGTATAACTAGTTTTTTTACAGGTAGGGAAAGGCTTGGTATCACGGGGATACAAGACGGCGGGACGGTCACAATTGATCTAAACGTTACGACTGCGTTTAGTCAAGATTACCCTGTTATAATCACACAGCACCCGATCGAAAAAGATCCAACCAATACTGACACAGCAAACATTTCAGACCACGTGATTCCTTCTCCTCCTACTATCAATTTAGTTTGTGTCATTTCGGATGACGTAGGCCTCACCTCGATTACGAGCGCTTCAGAAAAACTTAAAACTCTAATATATTGGCAAAGGACTGGTAGCATTATAAAGGTGGAAGGCTACGGAACCGGTGGCCTGATTAACAATTTGATTTCGCTGCTTGGTATGTCCGGTTTATTTAACGACGATATTGATGAGCCGCTGTATTTAGGTTTAGACGACGAAATCATAGAAAATTTAGCAATTGGTAATATACGCACGCGCCGAGAGGTCGAACTTGGCAAGTCCGTTGAAATCTCTTTTGAGCTAAAACGAATTATCGTAACCGAGGCGCAGACGGCGGTTTCCGGCACGGGTGTTAAAACAAAAGGCAAAACTCCTACCAATAAAACGGATAAAAAATCTTCTAAAAAAGTCAAAAGCTCTGTTAAGGAGATTTCGTGATGATCCAATCGCTACAAGTAAAATTTAACGAACTTCCGGTTTCCAAGATTTTTCAGCTTGGGGACAAGGATTTTGAGTTTGAATTTAGATACAACTCTCGCTTTGATTTTATTACTCTATACGTCAAGGACGGATTAGACATTCTGCACACTTCTAAGTTGTCCTATGGGATTGATTGTATGCTGGGTTTTGCAAATTTCAGTTTAGTTCCTCTTTGTTTAGGGGACCTTTCAAATGAGGGTTATTCCAACCTACAGGTAAATAAAGATACGTTTGGGAGCAGTGTTTTTCTTTTTTTTGATGACGGGGAAGATATAGATGTATATTAATTGTTTTGAATTTATATATAATAATATTATTATATACTTACTTAAGGATTGGATGTTTTAATATGCAGTTTTTGAGACAGGTGGAAGTCAGAATGGAGTCACCCGACGGGAAGGTAAAAATATTTTCACACGATCCCAAGGGTGCAAATTTATTTTCTATCGAGTTTGACGTTTTGTTTGATAAAACTAATTTAACTACTATATCGCTTTATAATGTCCTGAGTTCTACGGTCGATCTGTGCATTCCGAAAACTGGTAAAAAGAAATCGGATACGATTCATTCTCGGGCTGAGCTTTTTGTCGGATATGGAGACGATCTTTCCCTTGTCGCCAAGGGCGATATACTTCAGCATAAGGTTAACGCGCGAGGGCCTGATCGAATCTTAGAATTTAAATTTTCGGACTTGTTGAACAAACTATATTCATTTTCTGTAACGGAGACTTTTCAGAAAACTTTGGTCTCGTCTGTTTTGACGCAACTATTTGCAAAATATAATATTACATATTTTGCACTTCGGTTTTCTTCGGACGTTTTAATCGATAAAATTACTTTTTCCGGCGAATCTTTGGGTTACGTAATTGACCTGTTATCCAAACAAGTAAAAGCCCGTAGATACTTTCAGCTTGGTAAATTGATTATAGAGGATGACAATTGGACCACTCGCCACAAATCAAAAGAGATTGTTTTGTTAGATAGGACTTCGGGTCTGATTGGCAATCCTCAAAAAACTAAAAACGGCTGGAAGGTTAAATGCTTACTAAACCCTTTGATTACTAAGGGCGAGAAGATACATCTGTCCTTTCATAATAATACAACTAACTCTAAGGTCGATTCCGAGTTCTTAGTTTCAAAAGGGCAGCACAAGGGCGGTTCTAGAACGGTTGATTATTTTACGGAATTTGAATGTAAGGCGGTTTGACGTGATTAGTCCTGAGATTCTACAAGAAAAATTTAATAAAGAGCTTTCTAAAGTATGGACTGGTCTATATGGCAAAATTGATACATTTGATAAATCGTCCTTAACTGCATCCGTTAAGCCTCTTTTAAAAGTTCCGACCGAAAACGATTTCCAGGAATTGCCCTTACTCGTAAGCCTACCAGTTAATGTTTTTTATTCTGGAGGTCTTATGATCGTCCCCGATTATCAAAGGGGTGATATTGTTTACTTGGCTCCGTCTCCTTATCCGGTCCAGAATTCTATCCGCGGCATGGTCGAAAAAACCCAAGAGGATCTTGATAGCTTAGAGTCTCCTCGTTTTGGTTTGGACGCCTGTTCGGTTGCGTTTGGTATTCCGACGCATCCGTTTCAACTTCCGTCCACCGTTCAAAAAAGCGGCATTACTATCTGTGACGCAACGGGTGCGACCTATCTTAATATCAAACCTTCTGGAATTGAGTTTAAATCCGGCCAAGCGAGTTCCGAAAAATCTGTGTTAGGCGAAAGTCTTAAAAATATTCTATCGGATATTTTAGACGCTATTACGTCTTTGACGGTTCCGTGTTCGGGCCCTGGAGCCACTTCCGGCGTCCCGATAAACACGGCTGTCTTTTTGTCCTTAAAGGCAAGACTTTCGACTATACTATCTCAAAATATTAAAAATAACTAATGAATACTTTTTTAATACATAACGGTGATCTAACGACTACTTCCTTAAGTGGTTCCGATTGTCTCAAGCAAAGGATCACGAATCGGTTTAAGCTTTGGCGTGGAGAATGGGAGTTTAATCAGTCAATCGGATTCCCTTGGGACAAAGTCTTACGTAAGAACCCAAGTAAAAAAGAAGCAGAGGCCCTTGTTAAATCTGAACTAAAAAAAGATCCGGAGATTATCTCGATCGAATCCGTTGAAATAATTTTTATCGATACCGAAGACAAGGCAAACCAATACGATAGCAAACTAAGGACCGCGCTTTTCAGATACACAGTCCGAACCATCTACGGTATTATATCGGGGGATTTATGACTTACGGCGCAACCTTATCCGGTTTTGTTATCAAAGACAAAGCATCAATTAAATCCGATTTGATCTCTCTTGCACAAAATATTTTTGGACCAGGCGAGGACATTTCTCCGCACTCGTCTCTTGGAATGTTTATCGAACTGGTTTCCGAATCTCAGTCCCTGGTTTGGCAAGCGCTTGAATCTAATTATAATGATTCCTATTTGGACACAACTTCGGGAGTCGCTCTTGATAGGCTCGTTCGCCTCAGGGGAGTTAAGCGCAAAGAGGCCCAATCCGAAATGGTAATCCTGGTTATTCATGGCTTAGATTACGCCACGGTTCCCAAAGGGCTCTTAGTATCCACTTCTAAAGGGGTTCAATTTAAATCAACCGAGGATAAAACGATTCTATCCGGCTCCGCTTCTGTGCAATTTGAGGCCGTGATTCCTGGTTTAGCTCAAAGGGTTGTCCCTAACTCTCTGACTGTATTCGTAAATCCTAATACATATTATTATAATGTGACCAATTCTCAAAGTAGTTCTGGCGGTTCCGAGCGGGAGACTGATCCGGAATTACTTGCTCGCTATCTAGGGCTCGTCATGACCGAAAAGGATTCTGGCGCTCTTCCTTATACCAAGGCACAAATCGAAAATGAATCCTCGATCGTTAGTTGTTCAATACGAGAAAATAAACTTGGCGTTCAGGTGGACGATCTTCCGGCTAATTCTCTTCATTTTATCGTCGATGGTGGAACAGACGATCTTGTAGCAAATTTGATTTACAAATATAAACCTGGAGGGATTAAGCTTTCCGGGTCTGTTCAGAAAACAATTGACGGAAATCTAATATACTTTGACCGTCCGAGTGATTTACAGATTTTTATAAAAGTTGAAATCTGGAGAAATTCTTTATTTGATAATAATAGCATAACGTTTATTAAGACCGCGATTGTTCGCACGATCGGAGGCGTGGACACTATTGCGGGCGTAAACTACCCTTACAAGGGTCTTGGCACCGGTAAAAACGTCGTCGCCTATCCAATCTATTCCGCAATCGGTAACGTCGTGGGAGTTGATAATCTTTTGATACAGTTGGGCACGAGTTCAGGGGCAACTAACGCCAATATGGTGACCGTTTCACCCACACAAGTAGCTAAAGTTTTTACGGTAAATATACAAGTGGTTACACATTGAATCATTCGTCTTTAGTTCATAAACTCCCGAGTAGCATTTATAACAAAGACCCAGATTCGGGGGTTGTAAAATTTTGGAGTTTAGTTGCGGCTTCTTCGAACGAGATTGAGGCGGCTATTATCCCAAGTTACGATATAGATATTCAAGTAGGAGTTCAGCTTGATAAAATAGGTTTAGCGTTTGGGATTCCACGGCTTGGGGTATCTGATTCCTTATATCGTGATAAGATTTTAAATTCTCCGATCAATCAGATCGTTACTATTCCGGCTCTCAAGGAAATTCTTGGCAAATATTCAGAAAATCCAAACATTAGAGAAATGTGTTATTCAAATAAATTTGAATGGGACGCGCTTGATGGCTCCGGTTTTTTTGACGGCGTCGGCGTTTTTGAGCCTTCGGTTAGGGTTACAATTGAATTTTTTTTTGACGGCATCGGGACCTTTGACGGTCTCGATGTTTTAGATCCGACAGGTGTTAGGCCTGCGGCGATTGAGATAGATTTAGGCAACTTGAGTCAAAGTATTCTGTCTGAAGTATTTGACAAAATTTCTAAAACTACTCTCGGAATTACAATTTATATTAAACACTTTAAGGAGTTAGATTGATGGCTTTTAGCAATACACTTACACGCACATGGGACCGCACAACTCCGCGAGACGGCCTGCTACTACAGGCGGAATTTCAAAGACTTTTAGATAACGACAATTCGCTGAAATCTGGAATTGACACCAATACAAATAGTATCACAAATCTAACAAGTCTCGTAAATTCACTCTTGATTCCCTTGGGCGGAGTTGTTGAGGACAATTTTGATCAATTGTCAAATTCTAATTTCCTGCACGTTAATGGGCAATCGATCTCCAGAGTCACATTTTCTGCACTTTGGAATTTAGCTCGTCGTAACATTACGGGAATCGTCGCTGCAACAGATAGGATCAATTGTACGAATCACGGATGTATTGAGGGTCAACTTGTAAAGTTTTCTTTTACCGGAGGAGGAATTACCGCATTAGTAAATTATTATGTACGTAATCCAACAACAAACGACTTTCAGATTTCGGCAACTGCTACGGGTTCTATTTTAGATCTAACCTCTTCTCAAACAGGAGAGATAATTACAAATATTGAATACGGTTTTGGAGACGGTTCGACTACGTTCAATGTCCCGGATCGTCGTGGGGTTTTTGCCAGGGGTGCAGGCGTGCACGGGACAAGAGCCAAGGCGGCGGGTGGGAATTATGATGGTGGTGCAGTTGGATTTGCAGGACAGGATCAATTCCAGAGACATTACACTAATTTTACTTATAACAACGTTTACGGAATGATTGGCGGAGGGGGAAGCTACTGGCTGGGTAGCGGAACGACGAATTCGGGCAATTGCAACTTACAAATACTTGAACCCATAACCGACGGAGTCAATGGAACGCCACGAGTTGGCAATGAAACCACGCCAGCATATGTAGCAGTTAAATACAAAGTAAGGGTATTATAATGAATTATATATTAGAAAAATCAAATAAGAAAGTTGTCTGGATCAACACAGATCCAAGCAAGCTTGCCGGCAAAGAAGTATGGGGGAATTTTAATCCAGACCAGCATGAAATCGTTTATTCTCTCCACTATAATCCGCAAATCGGAGATACATTTGTAGCAGAGATTAAAGACGGAGTAACGCAAGATTTTGTTCCCCAAAAAGTGTATAACAAAATTACCGGAGAGGAAAGATCTCTACTAAGTTGGGAAGATAAAATAGACTTAGAAACAGAAACTGAGATGGAACCATTGAAGGACTCTTTTGGTAATTTAGTAGATTGCCAGGAATATACAGATTCCGGTTGGATAATTGACAAAGAACGAATAAAAGAATCTTTATTAACAAAAAATAGTCAGATCTTTTATTCTAAGCTTGGTTCCTATAGGGGCACAGTTGACTATAAGGGGACCACTTGGGACTCAGGTAAAACCTATTTAGAGAATATTCAAAAAACATTAACTCTTTACAATAAACAACTTATTCCCTCCCTTCCGAACTGGCGGGATGCGGATAACCAATTTTATCCTTTAAGTGCAACGGAGCTATCTGAATTATCAGATTTGATCGAATTAAATCTTTTTAATGCGGGTCAGAGTTTGTATGCCAAAAAATGGCGCTTCGAGGTTGCTATAAACGACAATCCAAACGTAACAGATTCCGAGTTGTCTGCTATATGGCAATAAATATGACGACAGACATTACAACAGATCTTTACTTTGACGATTGTCTTGACAGATTGCCGAGACTTCCGTCTAAATCTATTAGGTTAATTTTATCGGACTTGCCTTACGGCACAACAAGATGCAAATGGGACATTGTTGTTCCATTTAAAGAGCTTTGGGATCAATATAACCGGATAATTGTTGACAATGGCGCTGTAATTCTTACTGCAAGCCAGCCGTTTACGACAGCGTTAATCAACAGCAATCCAAAGATGTTTCGCTACGAACTCATCTGGTACAAATCCCGAGCATCGGGGTTTCTTAATGCAAAAAAAATGCCTCAAAAATCACATGAAAACATTTTAATATTCTACAAAAAACCTCCAGTTTACAATCCTCAAACGTATAAAATAAATCCTATATATCAACGCAAGGGCGTCAAACTTAGAAAATCTCGCAAGTCAGAATCGCTTTTTAGGTTATCGAACTCAGATGCAAATCAATATAGATACATAGACGACGGCACGAGGTCGCCTGACTCCGTATTGTGTTTTTCGAGTGAGTGGCAAAAGGGGATGCATTCGACACAAAAACCAGTCGCTCTCATGGATTTCTTAATTCGCTCTTACTCTAATGTCGGTGATACTATTTTAGATAATTGCATGGGGAGTGGCACGACTGGGATCGCTTGTATTCGGGCAGGCCGGAATTTCGTAGGAATCGAAAAAGACAAAAATATTTTCGATGTCGCCTCCAGAAGAATCGAAATAGCACATACAATTCATAAACTCAATTCCCTGCCGTCTCTCTTTCGTTAG